CTCTCCAAAGTTAATAACAGTTTTATTACTGGAGTATTAAAGAAGCTTAGAAATTATACTAACACAATAGAATTTTTAAACAATATCACTCTACAATTAGAAATCGAAAACTTTATCTTTTGTGTATTCCAGGATAATAAATTAACTTAGTCTACAATAAGAGGGTCACGCCAGAATACGCTTTTCTTTGATTCTTCGTCAAGAAGAATAAAAAAAGCTAAATATTCAGGCGGGTTTACTTTAACTTTTCTATTGGATTCTTACGGTTTTTTTAAATAATTATATTATACAATAAAAGTGCTAACGGTTACCTTGGTTTTGCAAGCATTTAACGTCCTAAAAATGTTAAATGGTTGAGTTGAGGCGGTTTTTAACGCATTATTCCAACTTGGGTTTGTTGATCCTTCGGTGTAGAACTCTGATAAAACTATTCTTCACACTAACCCTTTTACGTGTGAATTTTGGGAATAGCTTCGTGCCGCTTGCATATGTTCCATTCGGTAACTTAGATGAATAAGTTTAGTAGACGGTTTTTTTCCGTTATTAGAGGCTAGATAGTATCGTTAAATATAAACGTTAAAATCACTCTAGTTCTATTCAATCCTTTCGTGGTCTGATGGGAATAGATTTTCTTCTTAAGATATAAATAAAAGTCACAGGCGGAATTAATAAATAAAATGACAAATAAAAAACAATATAAATTAATAAAGTCTAGTTTCGGTAGTTTCGGTGCTCTCGAGACTAATTCTCTGCCTCCTTTGGGAAAGACTTTTTCTAAACATTTAACATTCGAGTATGGTGCAATTTTGACTAAATCTTTTTCTAACTCTTCTCGGACAGATGATAATTCTAGTATGAATACCAGTTTTGTTGGTGGAGTATTAAGTAAACTTAGATTACAAACTAATAAAACAGGATATCTGAATAATACAAATACACAATTAGATATTGAAAACTTTATTTTTTCTGAATTTCAGGATAATAAACTAACTCAGTCAACAATAATTGGTAATGTGGACAGAAAACTACTTGGAGGAGATTTATATGACTATCTAGAGTCAAAAGATAACGAGTTAGATCAGTATATAAACTATCTATCAAAAAGTACACGAAATGTTAAAGGAGAGGAAAAAGAACTCATGGATTTAGTGATTAAAACAGTAGGTAAAACATATATTAACCATGTTTTAAAACACCAATTTTTAACTATTCTGAGTTTCAGGGAAAGTGATTACGATGATTATATTAATCTTTTAACAATCACAATTGGTTTAGGTAGAAAGTTAATTAACAAGTTTAACTTTAAATTAGTTATAAATGAAAAAGCAAGCAGTGAAGAAAAACTACAATATGCAGATATCTTAGAAAAGTGAAGACGTAATAATCCAACTAAAGCAGTTATTTTAAAGGATGATACGTTCATAGCTAAATTGGGTGGTAAAATGGTGGATATTTTAGAAGCTTCGGGTATGCTAAAAAGAGTGCTTAATGTAGAATCCAGGACAGAAAGACATTACGTACTGGATGTAGATGACAGTAAATTACTTAATAAATTAGGTAAAAGAAAAGTTTTTATAGTGCCAAGTAAACTACCAATGATAGTAAAACCTAAGGAATACAGTGATAAAGAACTAGGTGGTTACTTACTTAATAATGAAAAATATATTGAAAATATATTTATAGAAAAAAAAGCATATGGAGTATCCAGTGAGTTGAAGAGATCTAACCAAGTCTACTCAATGGTTAATAATATAAGTAAAACTGCATTCAAGGTTAATAAAGATTTATTAAGTTTTATAACTGGTAAATTAGGTTCTAGATTTCTTTTGGATTCTAAGTTAAATCATAAATATGAATTACTGGAAAAAACAACAAAATTACAGGAAAAACAACTTAAAGCTCACAAAAGTAAATTATTACAGCAAGAGATAATCTTAGATATTGCTGAGTTCTATAAAGATTTTAGAGAAATTTATTTCCCTGTAAGGCTAGATCAACGAGGAAGACTCTATTGTACTCCAAATTTCTTTAACTACCAAAGTAATGAATTAAGTAAATCATTACTATTGTTTAGTGAACCAGGTATAATGAATAGAATTGATCAGGATTGCATTTTATATCTTAAAGCTTATGGCGTTAATTGTTATGCAGGTAGCTTAAGTAAAAGATCAATAGATTTTAAGTGTAAATGAGTAGATAAATATGAAGATAAAATCGTAAATTACGAAGAAAATTTAGATTTTATAGAAAAAGCAAAGGATAAACTGTTATTTTTATCATTTTGTATGGAATATAAGCGATATATTGATTTTAAAGGAGATGAGAGATTAAGTATTTTTGAAACATTCTTACCAATTCAATTAGATGCAACTTGTAACGGTTTCCAACATATGGCTATGTTAAGTGACGAGGAAGTATTATTTGATGAATTAAATTTAAAACTACTAAATTCTTCACAGAAAAAATCCGAACCTGTAAACGAAGCTAAGGATTTCTATAGTTTTATCTTACATAAGCTTCTTCAAAAATTTAAATCTAAACTTGACGAAGGGATTGAAATAGATGAAGTTAATGGTGGTAGTTATAAAAATCTTAATGAGTTTGTATGAGATAGAAAGTATATAAAAAAGACTATTATGACTATACCTTATAATGCGTCTATTCGTTCAATGCAGAGATATTTCCTTGGAGAGCTTCATTTAAAGTATGAAAAAGATGGTGTACAATGATTTTCCGACAGAGCTTCTAGTCAAGAGGTTATAAATAACCGTGATGCAAGTCTTCTTGTTAAGAGTATAGTTGATATTATAATGAATGACTATGAGAAAATCAAGAAATTGACTCTATACTTAATAAATATAGCTAAGCTATTTGATTCAATGAATATGCCAATAACATGAAATCTACCATCCGGACTTACTATAAATCAGAGTTATTTGCAAACTAAAACTATAACTCTAAAGCCTTTTGCTTATAGTAAAACTAAGCTTAACTTAAAAACAACTATTAAAGATAAATATGATCATAATAAACAAATTAGAGCATTGATGCCTAATTTGATTCACTCTTTAGATGGTAACAGTATGTGTAAATTATATTACTTTTTCCGGAAAGGATATAAAAATCAAGCACAATTTTTCTCAATTCATGATTGTTTTGCTACAACTTGTGAAAAGGTATCTAGATTAAAGCACATATTAGCTTCGATTTATACTGATCTTTATTCTCGTGATGATTATCTTAAAACGTTTGATAATGATATTACTAATTTAATACGTAATATGACCGGCTTTCCTATTGAAAATACAGTAGTTACTCTATATAATGGAGAAAAATATATTATGCATGATATAGATTGAGTAATTAATAAAAGAATAATACCAGGTTCAGATATTAGAAAGATTGATAGCCAGTATATATTAATCTAAATTAATCCCCCCTCCCCTCCTCTTTCTTCTTCTTGGTTTTCTTTTTGGGTCCCACCTACGGGAGTATATCGATTTCTTTGGTGTTTTATACTAGGATTTGTTTTTGATATTTGTTTTAACTTTCCTATCGTTTATTGGATTTGGGTATTATTAACTCTAAATACGTCTCCTTTCCCTTTTCGTTTTTTGTTAATTTTTACCCCAGGTTGTTACATTTATCTCGTTTAATGATGACTCTAGGCGTTGGGGAGCCGTACTATCTACACAGATAACAACATACTGGACTTTGTTGCGGCTTATGGAAAGGCTTGCCCCCTAACTCCGTAATGACCCCTGCAATTTCTTTTTATCTTTTTCGATAATAACCTAAAGATTATAAATTTTTTTTTAAAGCTAACCTATTTTTTTATAAGTCCTTCTTTTATGCTTTTTTAAGCTTTATTTTATCCTTTGGGTTGTTTTATTTTTATCCTTTGGGTACTTATGATTTTTCCCCTCATCCCTTTTCTTTCTCGCAACACTCATATCACTTCGCTTCACCCTTTTTATGCTTTAGATTTAACAGTATTATGAATACTGTTATTTTAAAGAGATCTATGAGTGGTTTTGATATTAAGCACTCTTATACAGAAAATGATATGCTTTTTAAAAACTTTAATAATAAAGCCTTGTTTTTTACTGCTGATGCTTATGAATTACTTCAAAGTGTAAATTCTACTACTTTATTCTCTAAATTCGCTTGTTCTGTTGAATACAATCAAGACTATTTGGCTACTGTTCACGTTATTTACGGTCAAGGTAATATTAAATCTGCTGGTAAACAAATGCATTATAACTATAATGATCATAATGATTACGAATTACTTCTTGATGATGTTAAATTAAGGCTTGAAACTCTTATTGCTCGGTATGCTTGGGACTTAAAAGAGCAGATGATTGTACGTATTGTTTTAAGAAAAGTTGATAAAAGGTTTATAACTGATGTATTTAAAGAATCAGGGTTAAATGTTGAGATAAAAAAACCTGTTTTATCTAGTTTTACACGTATTCCTTTTACCTATGAAAATGATTTATTAGGTGTTCCTTTAAATCCGGTTATTGTAGAAAATGATTTACGCGAGGTTATAATCAAATCTGCCCTTTTAGCTAAATACACTAAATATGATAACAAAGATTTAGATATCCTTGCTTTAATTAATAAGAATAATAAAAATATTACTTTTACACCCGAACATAAGTTTTATCTTCGTAACGTTTTAAATCCATATTATGTTTTAGTAATCTTAGTTAAGGATAGTACTACATTTAAATGAGCCTTTTCTTTACAGGGTAACTTAATTACACATGTTCAAGACATTGCTTTAGATAACAATAGCTTTAAAAGACTAGAGAATAAATCTACTATGCATGTTGTCAATAAAGTTGTAATTAGTTACGGTCGTGATATAACATTTGATGGTATAGATAAAGGAGACAGAAAAAGTCTTTATCTATCCAAAAATATCTCCTCATTTATCCCCAACCAAAACATAGGTGTTATTGATTTAGAAACCTATGTAAATGAACAAGGTATAGCTAAAGTGTATAGCTGTGGATTCAAAACAAGTCTAAATGACAAACCAATATGTTATTATATCGATAAAGAAACACTTGACAGCGATAAATTAATTTTGATGTTAATAGACGAACTACTTAGGGAAAAATATTCTAATATAAAATTTTTTATTCATAATTTAGGTAACTTTGATGGGGTTTTTTTATTAAAAACTTTATGTGACTTTAATGATGCTAATAAAAGCAATCCTTATGTGTTGGATGCTATATTTAGAGATAACACTATATTAAAATTAGTTATTAAAAGAAAAGGCTTGATTAAGGGTTCTAATAAATTAGCTATACACGATAGCTTACCCTTACTATCTAAAGATTTGAGATCGTTAGCTCAAAAGTTTAACGTTAGCACGCAAAAAGGTTATTTTCCTTATAACTTCGTTTCTGAAAATACTTTATTTTATAAAGGAGATATACCTTCAATAAATTATTATGAAAATATTGACGAGGCTACTTATAAAGCATTAATTACCAACACATGGGATTTAAAATCTGTGTGTTTAAAATACTTAGAAGATGATTTAAACTCTTTGTATCAAGTAATTAAAATATCTAATGATAGTATATTTAAATTATTTAATATGGATTTAGTAAATAGTACTACTATAAGTGGGTTAGCTCTAAATATCTTTTTAAAAAAATATTACAAAAATAAAACTATTCCTTTAATTACTGATAATAAAATATTCAAAGACATTAAATGCGCTTATTATGGTGGTCAAACAGAAGTTTATCGTCCCATAGGTGAAAAACTTTACTATTACGATGTTAACTCTTTATATCCTTATGTAGCTCTTCAAGATATGCCTGGTTGTGAGTGTGTTTATTATGAGAAATGTAATAAATCTATAGACGAATTATTTGGTTTTTTTTATTGCGATATAGATGCACCTCTTGATTTATACATAGGTGTGTTGCCATATAAAAGAAAAGACGGTAATATATATCCTGTGGGGAAATGATCAGGCTGATATTATAGTGAGGAACTAAAATATGCTAAATCATTAGGTTACAAAATAACTGTGTTAAAAGGTTATAGCTTTAACAGAGTTAAAGATGTTTTTCATGAATATATACATACTATATATAAAATGAAAAAAGAGGCTCTAAACACATCTGATAGAGAGCTGAGTAAAAGCTCATTAAATAACTTATTAGGTAGATTTGGTCTTAATTTTAATAAACCTGTTACACAAATAGTAACTCATGATCAGTACATGAAAATATCTTGTTGTTGTGAAATATATTCGGAATTGGATATATATCAAAATTACAAGTTGATTAGCCATGACCGTTATCCTGATACAGAATTAACTGAAAAATTTGGTATAGATTTAAATAAAGCATTTGATAAATTAGATCACTTAAGTAACAATGCATTTAAATCTGATTGTGTGAAAATAAAACACGTTTATATAGCTATAGCGGCTTGTATAACAGCTTTAGGTAGAATACATATCAACAAAATAAAATATGCCATATTAAAATCTGGTGGTAGTACATATTACAGCGATACTGATAGTATTGTCAGTAATATCCAGCTGGGTGCGGATTATGTATCTTTTGATGAGCTAGGTAAGCTTAAACTAGAAGCAGAAATAAAAAAAGGTATATTTATTTCAGGAAAAACTTATTATTATGAAAACACAAACAAATCAGTGATATAGGCTAAAGGTGTTAAATCACATAGTTTATCAAAGGATGATTTTGAGAGTTTATATAATGGTAAAAACGTACCCTCTGCTATAAAAAAACAAAGTGTTAAAGATTCTTCACAAGGTTCTGTAGTTTTGGAGGATATTGAGGTTAATTTAAACTATAACAGTTACAAAAAAACAACTAAAATTTATGAAAACAAATTGTGAATAAACACAGTACCTGTAATTATAAATGATTTAGATAAATATCTTATTGTTTATAATTATAATATGAGTTTAATTTCTCTATGTTCTACTAACAGTACGGTAATAAATACCAAACAGTCTCAAAGGCTTTTTATCTCTAAAGATTTATTAAAACTCCCTAAGAGTGTTTTGATTAGACAAAATCTCTTTCGGATCTAATAAAACACTTTAAAGGAGGTTTGGTGCAAACTGATTAGGAATATATCTAATTAAAGATAGATCCAGTTGATTATAAATAATTGGTTTAGTATCTCTTCACTTACCTAATAAATCATAAATTTTGATACGTTTTTTATAGCTATCTGTTTTTAAAGTAACATTCATATTGTTTATTTCAACAAAACCATTTTTTCAATCTGTTTTACTCTGAGTTTTAACTGCAGTAGTAACGTGTTTATTATTTAATAAGTCAAGATAATCTTTATAAGTTAAACATGAGGATTTCACTTTTTTCGCTATATTAATGAAATTACCTTTTTTATCTATTAAACAGTATGTTTTTCCGCTAATAAAGATAGCTTTATCTATTTCATGTTCCAATTTTAACTTACCAAGTTCTGAGGATGAAAGCAAATAATCTGGTAGTTTTTTGGATGTTACAATACTATCAGTGTCAGAGTAATAAATCAGTCCGCCATTTGCCATTATATTATGCTTAATTTTACTTATGTATATTCTTGCATAAGCTGTAACCGCAGCTGAAATTACAACAGAAGTGGCTTCGAAACTTCTTGTTTCAATATCCTTATATTTATCCAAAATCTTGATATAATCTAAATTATGAGAAGAAATAATCTCAGGATCTAATTTATTGATATATGTAATAAGTCGTTTACCTTCAGAGATATTTTCTGAAGATATTACTTTCTTCATAGCCGAAATGGTATCCATGGTCTTATAATTAACTATCTCAGTAGATGGTTTATCCATATGTATCCCAAATCTACCTAATAAGTTATTTAAAAGGCTTTTAGCCATAGATTTTTGTGTAGAATCTTTGGGATTACTTTTTATTTCATAGATCGTCTGAATATATCTGTTAAATACATTTGATTCTCTATTAAAAGTATATCCTTTCAACATTTTAATCTTATAGCCATTTTCTTTAGCGAATTTTAACTCTTCACTAAAATATCATCCCTTTCACTTACCTAATGGAAATTCAATACCACTATTATTTCTAACTGGTAATAGACCTAAATAACTATCTAAAGGCGTCTCTATTTCACAATAAAACAAACCAAAATAGTCATCTATATTTTTATCTATATTATAAAAACTTTGTTTAGTACAGATTAAACCAGGCATATCTTGCAATGCAACATAAGGATACAACGAGTTTACATCGTAGTAGCATAAATCTTCCCCATAAGGCTTGTAAACCTCTGTTATTGCTCCATAATACCCTTGTTTTATATCATTATACATACTAGGTTTATCTATCTTTGGAATATTTTCATTGTAATATTTAGATAAAAAGAGTTCTAAGGCCAATTTAGATATTGTTAAATCATCTATCATATTTAATCCATAATCTAAAAACACTTGCTTGTTAGCTTTAGTTATTACTTGATATAATGGCATTAAATCAGATTCTAAATACTTAATTGACTCATGTTTAAATGATCAATCGTTTTTATACATAGAAACTCAGTTTTTGTCACTTAAATCATTGAAAAATTTCCTATCGGGTGTTCCACCTACATAATATAAGTTATCTTCAGTATAAAATGTATAAGGAAATATTCCTTTTAAAGTTTCAACTTTAAAGTCTTTACCTAATTTTTCTAAACTCGTTCCTAATAAAGGATAACTGTGTTTAATAGTTAACATTCTAGTTAAACCATTGATTTTTTGTGATATTTTAATACTAAGAATTCTATTATCTCTAAACATAATATCTAACTTATATCTAGTATCCGGATGAATATCGTTATATTCTAATATTACCTTTATAAACACTACATCAAATCCACCAAAATTGTGACAATAAAATGTGATTTTATTATATTTTGGTTTTAGTAATTCATCTATAAGATTTAAAACTATCTCTTTACTATTATAGACATATTTTCTCTTTTCAGAGTCATATGTTTTATCTACATAATAAGTGACTGGTCTATCAGCCAAGTTAGTTTTAAATCCTCTGTGTAATGGATATTTATCATTTAGCAGTTTGGGTTAGTTATCTATTACTATAAAAAATTAACTAACAATCTAATCAGTATATTGTTAGGTTAATTGAAATTAGTATAGAATAACCAACTTATTAATCAATAAATAATTAACAGATTAGGGTAAATATATATAGTAATAAACTATACTTGAAACGCAAATTAATGTAATAAACTAAACTTGAGACGAAAATTAATCTAAGAAATTAAACCTAATAACAACAGCTATGTATAAAGCAACCTAAAGTAAAAACAAGTAATAGGAAAACGAAGATGAATATTTTAATTTAATTATTTGTTTTGGGTTTAAGAGTTTTCGCCAGTTGGGTGTTCCGATTGAGAATTATCCTGTTCAAAGTCTTCCGATTGAGAATTATCCTGTTCAAGGCTTTCCTGGTCAGACTCTAGTTCATCAATTAAATTAATATGTGTTTCTTCACCATGTTCTCTGTTAGGGTTTAACTGCACAGGAAATTCATTCTCTTGTAAAATTCTATTTGCTTGATGCAACACTTCATTTTTAATCATACCAATACCTGCAGTACTCATGGTGTTTAGATGATTAATAACTTCATCCTTATCTTCATCAGATCAACTTCTATGTTCAATAGACTGTATTTCTGAATTCACTAGTTTATATACAGAACACTCCAGGTTATCTGCGAATCTAGGAGCTGCCCCAGCAATTTCTTCAGGGCTCATTTGGCTTAAAACGCTATGAATTAACTCTCCATTAACTCTATCTAAATAATCCATATCGCTTACATCTAGCATTTGCTCAACAGATGCTGTTCGAGGGTTTACTTTTAAAGGCGCGAAAAATTCTACTGAAGGTTGAGTGTCCTCTAGCTGATTTTCAGTTGAATCGTCTGAAGTCTCACTACCACTGCTTTGTATAAGGTTTTGATTTTCTAAATTAGAAGATGAACTAACTTCTTTTACTTCATCGTGAGTTAATTTAGTTTTTTTAAATTCAGAGTTGTCCTCTTCAAAACTGCTTTCAGAAAGTTTTCTTTTATTACCACTCGTCTCCATATTGGATGTTGAATTTCCCGCATTACTTTCCATAAAAGATATATGGGCTAATTTAGAGTTTTCTATTTCACCACTATGCATACTAATAACCATGTGTTTATCGCCAAGCATATTTTTAGGTTGAAAAAGTGAACGAATAGCTTTTGCCACCTTTGATAAACTTAATGCCTGCATATTAGAAAAATTAGGCTTCACTAGTGGATAATCAAAAAAAATGTATCTAGTTAAGGCAGAAACCATCCCTACCAGGGTGAAATAAGAGAAAGAAATTAAATTGCCTAGATCATTTAAAACATCTATATTTAATATTTTAAAACAAAGATATCTCAAAGCAAAAGCAAAAACCCCTACTAATAGACCCGAAAATAATATTCTGAATAAAGGAATATTCCTTAAAAGTGGGAAAATAAACCCACTTTTTAAAGGCTGTATAGTATTAGGTAGTTTGGGTAGGTTGTCTGAGACTAATACGAATAAACCAAACAATATAATAATTAATAGATTGTTATTACTTATATATGGAACTAAAATGTAAGAAATTAAACCTATTAATATATATAAAGCATAACTAGTAATAACACCAGTATCTAAATTAGCAATAGATTTACTTAAGTTAACTAATCCTTTTTCTAAACCAAATGGACCTATTAATTCAATTGAACCTTTATCAAGAACCTTAGAAGTTTGTCCACCTAAATTTAAAATAGCATCAGTAATATATCTATTGTAAAATAATTCTACATAGAAGCGTTGATTAAAGAAGCTAAACATGTTGTAACCAAATCTACTGAATTTAAAATAGATTAAAAGTTTAGGGTAAAATTCGCTTAATATTATAGAAAATATCGTTAATGAAATAGTAAACATTAAAGGCAATAATTTAAACAAAACAGGAACAGCGAATTCAGTATCTAACATGATTTCATGACTAGGATGTATGAATAAACCGTTATCTGCAAAGAAACCTGAACCTAATCCAATAAAGATGTCTTTTGTTATATAACCAAAGAAAATAGAGAAAAAGGCTAAAATAATTAAAGGCAAGCTCATAAAAATATCACCTTCATGAGCTATTTTATAGTTAACTTGTGGTCCGGCAGGATTTGTTAAGAAAGTTAAGTATAATACTTTAACTGAATATAATGTAGTAAACATAGCACCAATAGTAGCTATAAAGTAAACAACAGTACTAGAAAAGTAAAATTGACCATATGCAGACTCAAGGATAAAATCTTTAGAATAGAATCCAGTCATGAAAGGGAAAGCTACTAAACTAAGAGAAGCTATTAACATAACAGAGTATGTTAAAGGTAAGAATGGTCTTAATCCTCCATATTTTCTAAAGTCTTGGTTATCTGCTACAGCGTGTATTACACTACCTGCTCCAAGGAATAATAATGCTTTATAGACTTATAATAAATCTTTACCCACGCACCATCACTTGGTTCGATGATACGGGGTCGCCCTAGGGCGAAGATTTAGGGTTATCAGGTAAATTAGCAAGTTGTTGTTTATTGAGTATAAATATGGCACCTTCTTTAATTACTGCGTCTGGAAAATGATCAATAAAGATATCTTCATTTATGTACTTAATACCATTTTTCGTAATAGTATTATTATTTCTATTACGCCTTACTGTCCCCCGGTCACCGGCTTGAGAATTATTGGAAAAATAATTCGCCAAACCTGATAATGTATTAACTGCAAAAAAACCCGAGGGTTTTTTTTTGACAGTCATATATTATTGACCTTTAAAACAATTTCGTTTAAATATATATCTTTCTTTATAGGGTTTTTGCTGATTTCGGCTAATATATGTAGAAATTGCAGTACGTCTTATACCTAAAGCAGCCGCTGCTTCACTAATAGAGATATATGTGGTTTCAGTATTTTCTACTAAATCTATGACTAATATAGTTTGAGAAGGTTTACCTGCACCTAGAGCTCTAGGTTTTCCATACATTGGGTGATTTTTACCCCTTACAGCTTCTCCTATTTTAGCCCGTGTCTCCAATGTATGTGTTTTTCCTAAACGAGATGCTGCTATTTTAGCCAAAGATTTCTCAGTATGTTTAAAACCAAACCATGAACCCGCTTTAGGAAGAAGATTATAATCTGGTTTAAGTAAATCAATATAATACTGTTCTTTATAAATGCAATTCTCAGCTCTACAATATTCTAAAATTTCTAAAGTAAAATTAGAATAACCGTTTTTTAATATTGAATTATAAATAATACTATTACTTTTTTTAATAAGAGTTTTGTATAATAAAAAGTTGGTATTAAAGTATTGCAAAAATCTTACATTAAGCTTAGTACTACTACCTATATAACTTTTTCCATTAATATTATTTATTCAACGGTAAACTCCAGATTTTCCTTTATTTTCTTTTAAAATCTCTAATTTATTAAGATCAGTATTAACATATACTTTTACAGGTACAACGGATAACAAACAAAAATAGCTATCCACAGAACCATATAAATAACCATAGGTATAAAAAACTGCAACTAAGAAGAAATAGAGATATTTAGCTTCGATCCTTATGTCGAAGAAGTTAGGAAAAAATCTCCTGAAAGATATATGAGTAAAAACTAAGTTAATTAGTAATACAATAATAAAAACAAATATAAATAGACAAATACTATAGACAAAAATTATATTAAGTTTACATACTTAATATTATATAGGGCTTAACCTGTGATATTTCAACTCTTAAACAAAGTAAAAATAATTTTTATACTATGTAATAAAAGCTAAAGCTATATATATGCCTACAAGTATAAAGATTACCTTACTAAGCTGCTAATGTCTACCAAGTATAACAAGTTAAATTTACGACCTATTCTATTGCATAAAATTTCACCTTCTTGTCATAGTGTAGATGGTTTGTATAAATTAGGTACTCCAGAGGTTTAGCCAGGATGTTTACAAAAATAAAAATTACCTGACTCAGTGCTAATTCCTCCCGGTTTAACCAAATTAAAATATCTACCTATAACAACTATTGTAAAATTATAGACAATATAGGCGTTAATTTAACTTTAATTAAAAAATATTCGTTTAGCTTGGGTGAACGATTACTTATTTACCAGAACAATATGTTCCCTTAATAAAATTAATAAAAGAACCCCTCTTACAGTAGTTAGATATAATAAATTTCTCACTCCTGTACATTTATGCTAAAGTAATATAAGATAATTACCTGCAACATATCACTATATTGTTTAGACCATCGTATAATATAGAAAATATTTAATATAAAAATTAGACCACAGTTTTAATCACATCAATATTGGTATATGCGAGACTATATATTTAAAACAAAAGTCCTTTGCACACCTGCAAAGGGCGTGCTGGACTGCTGCGCGGATCAAAATAGTTATTAATCAAATAAACTCTAATATTTTTGACGTTTGGTCGTTGAAGATTTTACGTATTTTAATTATACGTAACTTTCCTGCTGATTGTCTATCAAACCATATTTAGCTATCATCCATTATTAAATGATTAACTAGCGATTATGTAGATGTTCCAGCAATTTGTCAAATTTTTCATGCGCCCTATTATAAACGCATGATTAACTAAATGGAATAAAGCAACATTATATGATGATAATCCTACTGCAATAACCATCATTCCAAGCTGGCTCATGGTAGAATAAGCAATAACTTTTTTAATATCTTGTTGGAATAAACCTATTAAAGAACTAAATACAGTTGTAATAGCACCTAATCATAAACATAATATTAATACAGTTGAACTATATTCTATTAAAGGAGAACAACGCATTAATAAGTAAACACCCGCTGTACATTTGTGTTAATTGTTAAAATTTATCTAAATACATAAATAAACCATAACGCTCCATCATTTACATGATGGATCGGACTGTATCTTTAACTCTTAGCTTTTACAATATTGCGTTTTATAGAGTTATATCGCGTGCAGTCTCTGAAGTTCCAATATATAAAAATACAGGTACCTGCTGATTGACTTAGTGTAAGTTATACCAGCAATTTGCGATATTATAATTGATTGTTTCACAACAATAAACGGCAACTTAATAATATATATATGTTTAAAAAGATCTATATGTGTTCATATTATATGCTATATTTTTCAAACTATTTAACCCTTTTGGGGTTAAATGGCCTTTATTATGTATAATGTATAATCCTTTAGAAAAATCTTTATAATCTAAAAACTTAGCACCGTATAAACTATATTTGTCGAAAAATGGTATTATAACCGTCAACAAATCATTTACATTTCCTACAGAAATATCATATCTATCTCTACCGGAACTGGGTAAAATCAAGCTTCCACAACCAAGAGTATAGATTATTCGTTTTAAGACTAACAGATCACGTTCATGTTGAGTCACACGGAACTGTGGCTGACAAGTATAACCCAACCTCATCCTAATTTGTTTAGTGTAGTTTAAACCAAATGTACCGTCAGCTTGGACAAAACCAGCAATTCAATTAGGATTTAGTAGTTTTATGCAATCAGATAGTTTTGAACATGTGGAAAAATTAGGTTTAACAAAAGTCTCAACATTACTATACCGAGCAAGAATTTTACTTGACAGACCTTTAGGAAAAACGCTTTTTATAGATAAAATGGATAAAAAACCTTTTAAAGTCAAATGTTGCTTTTTTATTATAATATCCATAACTAAGCATCAAAGCTTAAAATATATAGATTTACTAGTTTCTAAAGGAAAATCTTCAAAATGTTTACCAACTTCTAAAAGTGACTTTAAAGAGGATATTTCATATACATACATATTAGCACATTTACTTACAGAACCTGCACCATGAAAATAGTTCTTAATTAGTGTTAACAAGTGTTTATTTTCTGGGTTTATTTCAGCACCTATTGAATAAACTATCCCTACGCTAAACCCCAATTCATTTGTCGAACTAGATCTTGTTCTTATTGAAAAAGATGAATCACCATCACTGTAGCCAGTTACATATCAGGGATGCAGTTTAATTTTATTTTTATATATATTATTTTTATTATTATTTACCATAGTGGCGGCCGTCCACAACTTAACCTTTTGTTAATATATTTATATAATAACAATTTTACGGTATAGGCTATTGTGGTATCTTTAATCTTAAGTTACTTTTTTTACGGATAAGCCCGTAAATTTTCTTTCTCTTAAGAGCCGGTTTCCCGGTGACTAGAGTACAC